CAGCGAAATAGTTCTTCCGCTTGATAAAGGACATGACATCATCATACCTAGGTTCCCCATTACTATCCAGATCATATTCTGATGGCATGGACATCCAATCGCCAAAGAAAGACACGAAGTCGGGGGAGTAGGCCGTACCCCAGACCGATAAGGCCTGCTTCTGGTCGCCAAGCACCTCCATCGCCCTTTGGTATAATCCGGATGGTTGGTTATTAGGGGCAAGGACATTATCTATCCCACCCTCCTTATTTTTTATAACATAACAAGATCTACCCATTACTAAATCGTTTTGACACAAAGATAGAAAATCCCGCCTACTCTCACGAGCGGACGGGATACTAAATAACAACATAATAACAAACCTTATGTTTCTCCGAAAAGTGCAAATCTTTTTGCCGATCCTCACGAACAGGCAAAAACTCAATCCTAAATTATAAAAAATGGAGTTTATCGTTTAGCGAAAATATCTTTATCTGATCTACTCAGAACCCTGCCTTTCAATTCCAAGAACCTAGGCATCCATTCTTTAGATATCTTAGACACAATCCACTGAAATCCCTTAGGAGTCACATAGACAGTATTAGTGCCGTAGAACTCGTCATCATTACGATATCTGTAACGAGCATAACCGCTGTCTATCATCCTTTGGGAAAGCAACCACCTCTTACCGGTCTTAGCGAAGAACTTCTTATCCTCAAGCAATATTCGAAGATTCTTCTCGGCTATATCATAACCATGAGCCTCTGGCTTTTCCCGAACCTCCCTGATCAACATATCTGTTTCCTGAGCTACTTCTGCTGTCTTAGCAAATTCAACCATAGGAGCCTGTTCTTTGATAATATTATCAGATATCCTCTTAGCTTCTTCTGCCACTTTCTTGGCTTCAGCTAATGCCTTTTTCTCCTTCTCTGATTTAATTAACGCTTCTAATGCCTCTATATAATCGGATGGTAGATCTCTTCTGCTTATATCAGAATTACTCCTATTTATTGATGTATGCCCTTTCAATAAAAGTTCCTTTATTTTATCTGTACACCACAGCTTAAAATCTACACTAAGCCACTGGGCAAAATCTATAGCTATATCCTCATGCAACCATACCCCACCTCCAAAAACCGGCATTCCAGTCTTCTTTATAACTAACTGATTTTCAGATTTACCAGTTTTTCTGGTAATTGCCTTAACTAACTCATTAGTAGATACTAACGATAAATAGTCGTTTGTTCTCCTATTAAAGTATTTAGCCATCTCCGTGGCATTAACATAGGTTACATCATCAACCGTTTTAAAAGTTACATCATTACCATTGTAACTAAAAATCTCAGATAATTCACTCATGATATAAAAACAACGAGAGCCATTGGCGTCCGTTATTCCACCAATGACTCTCATCTATCGCCTACGCTTAGGCGAGTTAATTTCTTCTTATGGCCCAATAACGGATGGACACCGCAAATATAAGACCTTATTTTGAAACTACAAACAAACAGGAGATATTTTTACAAAAAATGTAATCAGCCATATTCCTCTGTCATATATAAAGCGTAGCTATACCTATCCTCTATCATCTCCACCACCTTCTTGATATCAGATAAAGTTAGTTTCTTTATCTCCATATTCCTACTATCCATCCTGACGAAAGAGTCCTTGAACTCCTGCTCGGTTATGGCGTCCAACCTAAATAGATTGTATTTTATAAGTAACTGGGTTACGTCAAATATCAGGATATTAAGATCAATATCACCCTTCAATTCATTAAGAAGATCACGCATCATGAGCTTGATAGCATCAGTATCAAGCTCCAGCTTCTCGGCCTCCTTCATCAGCTTCTTGATGATACTATTGTACTCGATTATGATATTAGCGTTATCGTCATCGGTAGGCAGAAGTACATCCATCGTACATTTTATACCAACCTTATCACTAAGCCTTTTATTGAACTCAGTCATATAATCAAAAGCCTGACTTCTGCTTAAAGCGTATGTATGGTCAAGCAACTGCCTTTGTCTGTTATTGACAAATAATGACTGGTGTATAACATCATCAAGACCTTCACTCGCTGGATGCGTAGGTCTTGCATAATTTTCCGGTGTAAAAAACTATCTAACTGCATAATATAAAGAGTCCCCACCGGGGCCATCACACACCCGACAGGGACCAACTTTTAAATATCTTACTCGTCAGGTGATGGACTGACACCGCAAAGATAAGTCAAGATATTTTATTTAGCAAGGATTTTCCGCCTCATTTTCTCCGGATACTACGTTACCGTCGGAAACCAAAGACCTATCCTCAGCAGCCTTCGCGGGCGAGGCGGCCCCCGATTGGAGGTCAGACGGGTTGACGAACGGGGTCTCCGTATCCTCGAAGAACGTCTCATCCCTCCTAATACTCATCCTGAACTTAGGAGCTATGAAAGGATCGTTATTAAGATCAATATTGATCGTAACGTCATTCATCAAAACATCCTCCTTGGTCCTAGAATCGCCTATCCATCCTCTTACGTCAGCGGTCATAGGCATCTTGCTAGCGGCTTCCTTGACAGCCTCTAACCGTCCCTTGATAACATCCACGTCTCCCGCCAACGGAATCATATATGTCTTGTTATCCAGCCCGGATCTGGCTATAGCGTTGTTAAGATCCATTATATCATCAATACTTACTCCACCACCTAGACCCTCTATAATTCTGTCAGCCATTGATCCGATCATGGAAGAGAATGACGATATATCCTGATTTTTCAACCTTACGGGATATAGATAATTTCTTCCGTTCCCTGTTTTTATAGCCACGACCGGGATACGTGAATTTTTATAATCACCATACTTGTCCCTGACGATAGCCGTACAGAACGGGAATATATTATACTTGATATCATCCCTCATCGTAACCTCCCCGTTCTCTATATATCCTACGCTCTCGACCTTACCAACCGTCTCATTGGTAAAGTCATTTTCGGATACCATCAACGTACCATTATCATCACTTACACTGAAGTTCGGTCTTCCCGGCAAAACACTGGTGACTGCGCCTACGAACGGTATATCAATCTCGCCAGCGACAGATCCTACATTATCCCTATACAACTCAAAGGCCATACTCCTTAAATCAGCGTTACTACCTTTTGAGTCTGGATCATTGGCTTTTAGCACCGAGACAAAATTACCGTCACCATCCACGATCTTAATAACCATATTATTAACCAAATCACTACGGGCAGACTTGGTCTCGTCAGAATTAGGATCAACGACATAAAGGCTATTGTATTTATCATACAATTCCTTGGTATAAGGATCTAACATATCTACCTTGAACCTCACGATATCGTTCTTACGGAGACTAGCCGCCGCTTCCTGATTAACCGACTCATTATTAGACCCAAACGTATCACCCGTGTAATAAGGGACAACGGATCCATCCTGCCCCTTGCGATACACCATGAACCAGTTGGAGGTCGATAAGGCGGTCTGCCGCCCCAGTATGACACCGGTAGCGTTCTCGAAAGCCTGAGCGTCATCCTCGCTTATCATCCATCTTGAGTGGTTATTCGACTCTATAACAGTAAATATGTCGGTTCCGTTGGTGAAATCCATCACCCTTCCATTATCAGTATCAGTGGCATCAGATCTTTTAAGCCCAAGACCGTCCATAAACCTGTCAAGTCTCATCCCTCCTACCTCATAATACATGACTCCGCCAATCTTTCTCTTCTGGGCCATCAACACTACCGGATTCTGGGCGGCGTTAACTTCCGTCCTGCCGGTGGATGTCCCGGGTTCGCTCTCTGTGAGGACATCACCCATAGGTATGGATTTATCGTAATCCTTGACAGCTATACTTCCGTTATCATACAACCTCATCCATTCCACGAATTGAAGAAGAGGCCCATCGGAATAATTATTGATAATATCAATAGCCTCATTAAGCTTATCCTGATCAACTTCATTCCCGTTGTCAGCCTCATTCATAAGATCATTATAAGTCTTTATAGCTTCTTTAATCTGATCCTGATCAAGACCATTGATATTCATATCTACAATATCATCAACAGCGTCCTTGATATTATCATAAATATTATCATGGGTCTTCAATCTATCTATTATCGATCTAGCCTTATTGATCCCTGAAATAGGATTATCCCCAAACCCGTTAACTAAACTATCGACACGAGGCTTGTTATTATCATATATCTGTCTCTCCCTAGGAGATAAGACATCCTCATTACCGTTCCATATCTTTATAGCTATATTATTGATTCTATCATCAGAAGGATTTATGATATCCTCATTATCAGGTACATTCTCAACGATACCGCCCTCATCAGCCTTGATATCATTCTCCATAGATCTGGCTATCATATGATTATATGTCTTGAACATAAATGCCTCATCCTCCCCTATAAGACCATCTTGATAAGCCTTATCTATGGCCTGATCATTGGCATAAAGGGAATTAGCATCAGGATCATCGGTATTCCTGAAATCATACTTGCTATCATCCTCCTCATAAGTCTTACCCCATACGTTCGATAATATCTTCATGAACCCGCGCTCCTGCGCCCGGATGAATCTTCTGTCACGCATACGACGAAGAGACTCGTTTATATTCTTATAAGCCACAAGATTATGACGATACTCACTAAGCAATGCCATAGCCTCCTTATAATTATCAACCCCACGGATAGATACGACGTTCTCAAAATCAGCTATAGTATCATAAGCCGCCATAAGATCAGCGGCACTGATCCTTGAATCATTTCTATTTAAGAACAACTTAGATATATCAGCCTCTGAGTTAATTAACGTAGTTAATTTCCTCTCCAATGCGATCCTATCCTCTGTTAATTTAAGAAGCCTATCATTCTCCTTGACCAACTTAGCCTTATCAGATTCAAGAGCGTCCTTCGACGCGACACTTTGTTGAAGCCTCAAGATATTCTTCTCCATCCTCTGTATATCATCCGTAAGCTTCCTGAGTTCTTCAAGATCCCTGCTCGAATCAGGATTAAGACGAGAATATATATCAAGAGCGGGGCCTATATCCGTATTGTATATCCTTCTTAACTGATTGGCAATATCGTTCAAATTATCCTTCGCCTCAAGGCCATTATAAGCCATATTGGAGATATAGGCGTTAAAAGACCTGTTCGGGATACCCTCAGTAAGTGAGTCGGCGAATCTGTTGGCCATAATGAAATTATCCACCTTCTTATTAAACTCGTTGACAAGATCGGCTTTATACTCATTGGCCTGCTCATCCGTCATATTCATATCGGACGCTATATCGCTATTAGGTATAGATTCGACTACCGTCCTGAAATTCTCCTTCGTATCATCCAGCATCCCCATCTCCGAATCATAACGAAGACGATTGAATACGGCGTCACTAAAATCCTTGTTTATAATCCTACCATCACTCTCGTACGATGTGTCTATGCCGGATAATTGAGCGTTCAGAGCCATGCTGCCACGAATAGCTTGGACAGCCGCCGAGGTCAAGGCGCCGGCATTAGTGTTGTAGGCCTCCACCATCCCCTTGTTACGGGACATGTCTTGGCTCCATTCCCTTATACCTCCAAGACTTTTTCCTCCCACAACCGATCCAATAATCATACCGATGCCGATCTCCTTCCAGCCCTCATTAGATCCGTAAGTCTCCTTGAATCCGTTCTTTATAGCTTCCATATAACCTATATTCTGACGGATGGCCATAGGATTATATCTTGATTCCACCCAATCCTCCGCAGACTTACTGGAAACACCTTGAAGACCTTCCTCGAACAAACCCTCAGATACCGGTCGCTTAATGATATTAAACGTATTACCAGCTATTTTCTGCCATTTCTTTGGTGTTATAGCCCTTAGCGTACCATTGTCCATTCTCTCGGCTCCTACGCCAAATATATTGCGTTTTATGAACTTATCCACGCCCAGCTCCATACCAAACATATCGCCGAACATAGCTATGTTGGATAACGACAAGATACCGACGTTTGCGGCGAATACGGCGTTAGCGGCATTGGCATTGTCAGCCCTGAACCTCATAAGCTCCTCATACGGGACTTCCCTCCCGTAAGCGTTACGATAAGATTGCCTGAAGTTCTCCTCGGCCTCCATCAACATACTTCTGGCTTCCACTGAAGCTTCCCATGAGGTAGACGCACCAAGAAATAGGGCGGTATCCAGCCCCTTGCCTACCCTCTGCCCTATACGGGCGGCCCTAAGGTAAGCGCCGAATGCTTTCTTGGTGTCCGAAGCGGCCTTGCCTATCCTAGCTAAAGCCACCCCAGCCCTAGCTCCGGTACGAGCAAGATTCATCAAACCGGCTCCGGAATATACGGCGGATGATAACATGGCGCCAGCGGTAAAAGCCAGACCCGACAGAAAGTCATTAGACCAGAAATTAGCAGTTCCAAGACTACGAAGAAATCCCATATCTCTCTCTTCTTTATCATAATAATGAGCGAGCCTATAATCTCCTCGCTTATCCATATCATCTAACCAACGAGTAAAATCGTTATTGAAAACGGATTCAAATTTACCTTTAGTGACTCCCTCGTAAATACCATAAAAAGGCTGAATAATACCTCCTATACCATACAAAGCCGTCTTATAAACAAATTTACCCAATCCCCTAAATATCTTCTCTCCTGTACCTTGATTTCTAGCTAATCTGGAATCGCCAGCCTGAAATGACTCGTATTTAGGTATCCAAGTTCCATCACTTAATCTAAATCTTGATTCATCAAGACCTATACGAGGACCGGACACATCAAACCTACCAGATGGGATACCATTACTAATAATACTATCCTCAGGAGTTTTAGCCCTTAAATCATCATAATAAGACGATTTAACACGTCTTTTTATTCTTTCTGATAAAGCTAGTATAGCCCTTTTAGAATCATCGACCAAAGAATTTGGATCAAGGTTAGGTAAAGGTGGATTGTTTATATCGTCACCTAATGAACTCGGATATACACCAACTGCCCTTATCTCCATTGGATCCATAACCGGATACCCATGCTTTTGAGCTATATCCCTACCATCGGGTAAATTATTATTGCTCGTTTCCATTCCTCTTTTTATTTATAATATCCATTACTGGTAACATAATATTATACAGATCCTCATTAATATCCTTCCTTCCAAAAGAACTATTCACAGAATTAGCCTCTTTAGTCATAGCCTCTTTAAGAGCCTCCACCAAATAAGCCTGAGGAGCTATATTCATAACCTTAGCTATATTATCAGCGTAATCAACACCTTCTTTATCTATAGTATATAAAGGGTTATTAGAAGGATCACCTCCATAACCTTTCTTATATATCTTAATCTCCACACCATGCCGTCCATACCCTCGATCATATCCCTCAGCCTTGACCTCATAATTGCTAGATCCATCTATAACCGCAGATATTATCATAGACATATCATTATGATAATCATCCGGGAACAAAGGCAAAACAAATGAGCGTATATCATCTTTAGCGTTATCAGCCGTAGCGTAAGAACCAAGACCTAAATCGGCTACCGATCTCCCATAAGCCTTGTCGGAGGCAGAAGAAAACCCTGCCCCAGACACCCTCGACTTGTATGAGACTGACGGGATATTTCTTGACTTAGTATAGGTAGTAAATCCTATCCCTGCCAAATCCTGTTCTGATACTTGAACCCGTTGAGCCTTATCCTCTCCTGCATCAGCTATTATCCACCAATTATTATCATCATCCTGTTCAACGGACAATGTATGAGATCCTTCTTTTTCATCTAATTTCAATCCGGATTTATTAGCTAAACTATATATACTATTATATAATCTAAATTCCTCCGAATTGGATTTTGCCCTCTCATTAAAAGTCCATCCCTTTCTTCCGAACTCATCATACCTAGATTCTATATACCTATTATAAGCATCATCCATATCATCAAGAACCCTGTTGATAGGACCTGAATTAGACCATTTATGAGCAAATGGAGAACCCATTTCTCTATTTATATTTCTTAACGTGATATAAGCCAGATTAGCCTTATCTTTATCTCCATCAAACCTAACTAACAGTCTATCCCATGTCTTATTATCAGTAATATTATCCTTCAATGCAGCGTCCAATTCATCCACGGTAAGATCTGTACCCAAAGATTCATTTATCTCATCTAATATCAATTCAGCCTTACCCACGTCTATAACACTCCTTCCTTCTATCAATCTGCCTTGACCAGAAGGATCGTAAGACGGTCCTATAACATCTGAGACAGTATCGACCAATCTTGACATCAAAGAAGAGACTTTAGCGGCAGTAAAAGGATTGACGGATTTACCACCCATACGAACAGATGATAATCTAGACATATCACCTACATTGACATTCTCTCCATTATCTAGATAAATATCCATGCCAGGGTTATTTGATATTTCCTCCATAATGGCGTTATCAAGATTCTGAGACACTTTTTTCTTGGCATCCATAGCTCCGTCATAAATGGAATAATATGAATTTCTTTGGTCATACGCCTCTGCAAGATCCTCATAAGCCTTCTTCGCCTTATCAGTCTTCAAACCATCATACTTAGCTCCATTATTATTCATAATGAATTTCATGACGGCATCTTGATGTGACATACCCTTAAAATCATCGGGGTTATTATCTATATAAGCATTTATATTAGACATCACATTGTCACCTATAGCATTTGCCAAAACATCAAATTTAACTTTTATACTCTCCCTGTTAGAAGCGATATTATCCATCAACCTTGTTGATGGTTTTACCTTTTCTTGCGCAATAGGGACAGTATACGATGTTCCTGGAACACCAGTAGATACCGACCCTTTCATTCCACTTCCTCCTCCACCTATAGCCCTAGCCCATGCAGCATCAGCCTTTGATTGTTCTATCTTAAGCCTTTCCTTATCCATTTTTTGATCCCACACGAACTTGGCATTGCGAGCTAATCTCTCATCTTCTTTATAGTAATAATCATCAGCCTTGCGGATGACAGATGAATTATTATAAGACCATCTCATAGCTGCCCCCCTAAGAAACTCCTGTTGAACCATAAAGGCCCCCGCTCTTTCTGCATCATAATTAGGTCCTATAAACGAATTAGCCTCATCTATGAAAGTCTGTTTCTGATTACGTAAATCAGCCAAACTAGTCTCAAGCATTAATTTACGATTAGCATCATTACCAACACCCCCTAATTCCGCCTTTATAGCTTTTTCCTTAGCATCAAAATCATTCACATATTGTTGAATAAAAGCAGAGGTAGATTGTTGATTGAACATATGAGGATTGGTAAGAGCCATGTATTGACCTTCCAATCGTATTTGAGCCTTAGCGTTTTGGGACATACTGGATGCTATAATATTCCTTATCTCAGAATACCCCATCTCATCAATTGTCTTTTCAATAATCTCCCCCGTTCTCTCGCCCTTATCATTGAGAACCGGGATCTGTATTTTCTGGCCCTTATGCTTGGTCAAAAAATCCTTCACCTTACCATCTATCTCAGCGTTATAATCCGTATATGGAGTGTAATGAAGAGGTTCTAATCTAGTTCCTACCTGACCATCATTCAACCATTTATAATAAGGCATAAGAGCCATTGATTCATTTATGGGACGATACATCTTAGGATTATTCAGCTTCATATCCTCTAATTTAGTAGATAGTTCCCTAAACTCACGCGTTCCAGCGATGGCGTTCAATACACGGGTATCTAAAGCCTCTCCAAGACGAGCCTGTATGCTTCTGGCTATACCATCAGAAGCCAGATTGGATTTACGATACACGTTATTCACGTCCTGTATCAATCCATTTAACCTATTCTGAAGATATTCCCTATCCTGAGGTTTAGCTATATCAGAATTGATAATATAATCAGCATACTCGTTTATAGCCTGCCGATTCGTATCTATTTTCTGTTGCATGTATCCCATACCCTGCATCATGACATCCATGTTGTAGGGTGATACGTACTTACCGTAATTCCTTAATATACTATATTGTGAAGCCATCCTTTATCCTTTCTTGCCTTTAGTTACTTCCTGAGCAGGATATAATCTCCTGTAACTTAATATATCTCCTTGAGGGTCTGCGATCAACTGGCCATTGGGACCAATCTTAACATCCCCAAATATAGATCTTAGTGTATTCATGGTCGTAGCCGTGTTCCACTTCTGCTGGATCTCGTCATTTACGCTATCGAAATACCTAGCCCAATTCTCGTCATTAATAGCTAACCCCTGCAATATCCGTTGTTGATAAGCTTGACGTTGGGCTATGTTCTTATCGTAAGTATTCGCCCATGATTGAGAATTGACATTATCAGCCCAAGTTCTTTGAGCCACGTTACCTTGCTCTACCTCATTAATGTACTTACCTATATTGGAACTCATTATAGCCTGTAGATTAGACGATAATGCCCCTCTTTGGGAATCCGGGACATTTCCCATCTGATCTAATTGTGACTGAAAAGCGCGATTAGCCTCAACCATATACTGATCGGCCGATCTCAACACCGGATCCACGGTAGGAGCGTAATGCCTTTCCAGACCTTCCGTTGTCACGGATCCAGGAGTCATCCTGAACACCTCAGGGAAATCAAGACCACCACCTACTATATTTCTTTCTCCCCTATTGTTATCCGACTTACCTGTATTTGTATTGGTATTCGTCCTAGGAAGGGTACTAGCATCGATAAGCTCAGGCATATCCAGCTTAACATCGGGGTCCTCCACGTCACCTATATTCATAGGGCCGGGAGCCACCTTGTGGGGATCGAGTATGAAGTCAAGACCTTCCATACCTTTCATGGATCTTAACGCCTGCATCTTAAGTATATCCTCCCCAAGAATCTTATTAACAACATCCTTATTCTTGTCAGAGAACAGTTGACTGAAATGAGTGATACCAGCGTCATTAAGAGCCTTATGCTGATCCTCAGTAACTACATCCAAGCCAATCATGGGACGGGATGTGGTAAACAAACCCAATTTGTTGTCTCTCATCCTGTCATGGTATGCGGCTTTCTTATCTTCTGGATAATTACCTTGACTATCCTCGCCGCCAAAGGAGACGAGTGTCGTGTAATCCCGAAGCGCCTCTGCGTTGGCGATGATCGGGTTCTCCGCCGTAGCCAAGCCCATCCATCCTTTATTCTGCCCGTATATGACATCTTGCAAGGCTCTAGCCCTAGTGGTCTCAGGAGCGCTCATATAGGCGTCATATGCGGCAGGATTATATTTCTTGTAATAATCCAATCTCTCGTCAACATTAATACCTCCATAAGAGCCATCCATTCCCTGACGTTGATAACCAAAAGAATTAGGGTCATTGTTAAACTTATTCTCAATAGGGCGGAAAGTCAGTAGATAATCGAATAGAGACTTACCACCCTCCGCCATCTTCTGACGAATGCCGGACACCTTCTTTAGAAGCTCTTTCTTAGCCTCAGCCACATCCTCCTCCGTAAGGCCATACTCTTTCATGGATTTGGATATGATATTATCTATCTCACCTCCCTTGGCGAAATACGTATCCTCATCCTTCTTCATCTTCCGGTCTTCCTGCTCCTTGTATATGATATTAGCGAAGTCCGTAAATCTCCCCTCTAATCCATTAACCGTATCGTTGCTATCATTTATAGCCTTAGATAATACAGAGGCGTTTAAACGTTTCGTATTCTCATCATCTATCTTATCGTTCTTCTTCAACTTCTCTAACGCCTTCTTCTGGTCATCGTAAGCTGATTTAAGACCGATCTTAGCCTTATACCTATCCATTAACGTAGCGTACGTATCCTTTGGTGTAGCCTTAATACCATACGTATCCCTAATGTATTTAGCGAAATCCGGCTCTATGGTGGTGTCGTCGGTAATGACCTTCGTGCCTTGCTCCAATGAAACGGGTGTTCCCCCATCAGCGTGCTTCTGCCCCATAGCCTCCATCGGTGCCTCCCCAGGCTGCGTCACGTACTCGCCCTTCTCAACCTCTACATTGGCTTGGTCTTCCATCGACTTAGGTAACGAATACAGATACTCACCGGTAAGACTTCCGCTATCGAACCTATTATTAGGTCCTAGATAAACACCACCTCCATCCTTATACTGCATCTGGGATAGCCTTCTCTGCCTAGCCTCACGTTCCTGAGCCAACCTGATATTAGTACGAGTACCTTTCTCTGACGCTATCCCAGAAACCACGTTACGAGCCAACCCCATGATACCACTAATTCCTGAGGCTATGGTGGTTATCGTATTAGCTGTTTTAGCCCCAGTGGATAAATCACCATATCCCTCGCTTCTCATACGCCCTATACCACGACCCATCTGAGTGAATCTAGACCCTATATCATCAGCGCCATAGTAGGGGATGGTGGTAAAATCAAAAACATCCGTCTCGCCTGAACCGGTCTTAGACTTATCAACATCGTTAACAGTTATGTTATTAAGCGTAATACCATTGTCCTGATAATTCTCAGCTATACGTTGCAAACTACCCTTGAAGCTAGCCGGAAACACATTATCCTGATCAAAAACATTAGCGTATTTAGTCCTCAACTGATCTGGAGTATCCAAAGAATATATCCCTAGCGGATTGACCGGCGCAGGTAATCCTTGGTTGGTATTCACCAAAGGTTCTATACCTAACCCTTGTATACCGTCCATATTACCAAGCATATACGACCCGACTTCCCCTGCCTCTTGATATTTAGGTATCTTTCTCTTGATTACATACTTGCTCATATCAAATTAATTTCGTTCTGATACAAAGATAATTGAAAAAAATAGAGACCCACCATTTCACAACGATGAGTCTCTCAACAAATATTATTATGCACAAAATTTAAATATAATATCATATGATATTATGATTTACTAACGCATTGTAAATGATATCATCTATTTCTCCATTATTTAAACATTCCAATGCTCTTTTCCTTATTTCATCCATCTTTGATTTCTTATAAGCGTCATATGCCTCTTCTTTAGTATCATACGTACCTATATTAACCCGTCCCCTATCCAATGTCGATAAACTAGCCCTATATCTACTACCCCTAAGGACAACACCAGTAGGGCAATCCCTAATTCTAATCCTCTTATAAGTTAACAATGAATTTAAGTGATGTGGAACAAAACAGCATGTATTTGGACTATATATTTTAGATGCGCCACTAAGTATATCTTTATCCAATTCATATCCATCCTTATAATTAACATCAAACCATTTTTTAAACTTGCTAAAATACAACCAATCATCACAAACCTTAACCCCTACATAAGTAGGTCTTCTTTTCTGTTCTCTTTCAGAATAACATCTAGCTAACATTTTATTCCATATTTCATAAGCTAATGTTTTCTCCATCCCAATCATATCATTTATTCCAACCCCATACTTTATACTCTTGTTTTTATCCGCTTTACATTTAGGGCATCCTACTCCCCTAATGTGATTAAATGGAAGCTGGTAAAAAGAACCATGTATAGGGCATATTATCTCTATTGGTATTCTAGCCCCCAAATAGTTAGATTTACTATAATCATATCTTTCTCCATGACATGACATAGCTCTATCAACAAAAACACCTTTCTTTGACTCCATTCTTTTAGATCCCCCTATCCATTTACTACATTCGGGACAACCTTGGCCATTCAAATGATTGTATGGTCTTTGGGTAAAAACACCATGATCTTTACATATTATTTTCACTGGAGTTCTGTTATTGACATAATCTACTAATGAATAATCATACAAACCATTATGTATCTTTAACGATCTTTTTATAAAATCATCTTTATCCAATTTTTTCATACAAACTTTTTGCCAAATATAACAAAACATTTACAAACTACAAAAGGCTATAACAGAAATAACGTCAATCATTATATCTACTCATGCCTTTTATGTTAAGACTTAATCCCGGTATCATATTAAGCACCAACTGCCTTTTTGCCTGTTCCCTACGCATACGCTCGGCCTCCTCTATCTGCGCCTCTGATTGAGGATCATTCTTGATATTATTGGCGATATCCTCTATAGCTTTCTTGTTAGCGCCGGATTGGGCTAGCATCTTATATAACAGGTCTTGACCTTCCTTCTCCCACCAGCTATCCACGGCAGGACGGGAAGCCAAAGAAGGATCGGCAGGGGCTACCGTCTCAGGTATAGGCTGCTGACCTCCGTCCCCCGTGCCCGAATCCCGCTGCCCGAACTCGTATCTCATTGGCTCGTTCTCCGGGACACCGTATCTATTGGAGAACATATCGGCGAACTCAAGCCGCTTCTCATTTCTTAATGTCGATCCAAGGGGTCTTCCGTATCCTTGATTCCATGCCACGGTAGCGTCCTTATAATTCGTGGCGTTATCAAAATCAGCCTTCGAATACATATAGTAATTATACACATTGCCCTGAGCGTCCTTATCAAAGAACTTGCCTTGGTTCATGTAGTTCCAGCCTAGCCCCGGTACACGACCTTGATACTCATCCACAAGATAATCCAGTTGTTGGGTTAATGTAGGCTTCTTGCCGTACCTACGCTGTAGCTCTTTCTTTCTCGGTCCAAGCCATTGCTGGATACCAAAATCACCGGCGGCACCTAGGGCTTCGGTGTCCCCTCCGGACTCGGCGGCGATGTTAGACAGGATGCCGATCGCTTGTGTTTGTGGTATCCCCTTCTTATCCGTCAGATAATCCCATATCTCATCATATACAGCCATTTTGCTATCCCCTGATCTACGAGGACCAATCACATACTTGCCAGAACCATAAGAGCGATTGGTATTTACAGGACCTCCCTCTTCTTTCTCCTCCTTATCATCAACCAGCATAGTAGAACCAAGACCTACATAATAATCCAAATCCTCATAAACACGGTTGACAACTTTCTCGGCTATATCCTGAAATTTTTTCTTATCATCCTTATCCGGTATCCTTTTCTTTATCCCTCTCAACGTCTTACCTAGATACTTGGTGAACACGTCATTTGGGATGCTCGCATAATCATCCAATTTATCAAATATCCTACCATAAATACTTGACTCCCAAGGATTGTCAAACACATTACCCTTCCCAACTATCCCCATTTTGTAAGAAGGAGCAGATTTAAGAGAGACACCACCGGTAAGGATATCAAATTCTGGATGGGTATCATCTAGAGATTTATCATCAAGCTGTTTATAATATATAGGAGATTGACCGAATATCACACGATCAAGATCAGATCTATACATCTTTCTTGCTATATCCTCTATCTCTCCTCCATCTTGCTTATCTTCGATCTTCTCTCCCCATAGCCCATATTTCTCCATGGGCCATATGCCGTCTATGGCATCCACATAACCAACGGGATACTCCCCGTCCAGACGCCGGTTTCGCCGCTCGTCCGCCGGGTACAGGGCGTTGGCCAACGGCTGCGTGATATGACCCAACCCCTTATCCTTGAAACTCGACATAGCATCCACCACAGTCCGATATACAGGTCTTAATTTCTCAGGTAGATATAATCCCGCCTCATCAACCAACTCACCGATCTTTTTATTTATACCCCTGAGGCTGAAATTATAATTACCCATGCCATTATTCAACGGGGACAATGTACCTCTTATCCCATTCATACCCTTGACGGCAGCCCCTCCGCTAAGGATATCAAACTCCGGGGACACGTTTCTCAAAGGACTATCATCCATACCCCTGAAATACATGGGACGCTCACCTCTTACGACACGATCAAGATCCTCCTTATATAAATCCTTTATCCATGACGGGGTCTCCTCCCGCTTGTTCTTCTTTGCCATAAATCTTCTTTTTCACAAAGATAAGTATAATCAGATGCGGATTAAAACATTAGGCGGGTATATGATCATATCACCTACCCGCCTACATCCTCAATGCATATGATAAGCCGCTAAGGCTTTCTTAGCCGAATCCCTTGACTTGTACTTGGCCGGCCATAATTTACCAGTCTTGTTGCTAACCACTCGCCAATCACTCCCTACTTTCTTGATGCATCCTGACTTAGGGCATTTGCCATTCTTTTTACCACTAGTTTTTATTGCTGCCATAATATCAATAAATTTTCTCCTCATTACTAAACCAACGAACTATCATCTTGAACCGGCTCTCAATGTCATTCACGAACCTTGCCAAGAACCAATCGCCACGAAGACGATCACGCCACCTCCGATGATAATCGACAGCCCTAGGATCGATCTTCCGGTCAATGTCATTCACATCCTTGATCCATACCGGGAGGTTATTAGTATCGTCTTTGACCTCGTTAAAATAGTCATTTATATTTATCTTCTGATCAACCTCCGTCACCAGTATCTCACGGCTATCGTCATTGGTTACAGGATACCTTAACCGCTGGCTCATATCGTTCTTGTCAGCGATAACCATCCGAAGCTCACCACTGTTGTTGGTATCGTTATAAAACCATGCCTTATTGAATCCGGTAGTCCTAAGAATTTGGTAATTAATCTCATCCTGATACCTTCTGGCATCCATCCTATATTGGTAGTTCGTGAGGATCTTATTCACGTACTGCTCACGTACCGGGACTTCTATAACAAACGGATATAGCTTACCATAAAATACCTGATACGATTGATTGGTTAAGCCATGAGACCACAATCCCACTTCCCGACTATCACTAGAATAGTTCTTACCAGACTGGAAATAATGCTGGTGCTCGATATAATAGTCAGGGGTGTAGGACAAATATGATTTCCACTCACCCTTCAGGCAGTTATATCCAACGGTGAACGAGACGTCCGTGAAATGGCTGGCGTCCTGTAGCTCCACCGCCTGCCCGTTCCTGTAGAACCGGCCGCCACGGAATTGGTACTCGCTCGGATTCCCTACCGGTATATAATCTTTCTTGGTTATCAGAACCCTCTTAAACCTATTATCCCAACCCATGGACAACCCTATACCAAAAAACTTGTTATCAATATCATAATAAGACAACTCAGCGTCCGTATCAGCGTTATATATCCGGCTACGGATGATCTTCATCTGAAGATGCTCCTTAAACCAGTTTCTAAGCCCCGGTGTGACCTCCGTAAGATTCCTACCATTAGAATCTACCTTAAACACCTGACCACGCCTTAAATCGACCCAAAAATGCCCAAACTCGCAACTGATCATATCCCGACTCTGGGTCCCGGAATATCCTAACGTCGTATTATTATACTCAATGCCACGAGAGGCGAAAAGCCCACCTGTCCCTAGCTCGCTATTCTCCGGGGATATTCTTTCCGCCAGCACGTCTATAGCGTTATATAGTCCTACCTGATTCTCGAAGCGAGCTAGTATTTGATCCGACTCTATTCCCTTCATGCTTATAAGCTTTCCGAACGAGGTCTTGAACTCATGGTAATCCATAGGCTTGTACGACAGCCAAGGATCGGTCATGCCGTTCTCCGACACGTCGGCGGTGCTCCATATGACGCCGTTGGGTCTTTGGTAAGCGCAGTCCCAAAAATTGCTATCATACGTCTCTGGTAATGACCTGCCACCTAACGTAAATCGATTCTTATACACAGGACTCATCTTAAACACATTACCCCTTGATATAGGGACATTACGCTCCTGAGTCCATGATATATAATCCCCCACCTCCGGATAGAACCCCTCGTAAGGCTCAGGGCCGGCTATACGGAAATTGCAATTGATCTCAGACTCCACAAGAAACTGAGGTATGCCATAGAAATATAGGAAGAAACGACCGCTAAGATACATATCTCCGGTCTTGCAAACCATCTCATAAGCGCTCTTCCGGCTAGGGAAAGAGTATAGCGATCCGGTATCCGTATCGGTCTTGTTAAGATAATCCTCCCCGGTATCGTAATTGACGAAATAACGGGGATACCCGATGTTTCGATAATCGTAATAAGGGAATGGTATCATGTCCCCCTGACCGAACTGAGTCAAATAAAACATAGGCATCTTCCTCTTAAGCGAGAATCTTGATATAAATACATCACCTCCAAAAACAGGTTTACGCTTATTCTCATCCATCAACCCGCAACCGCCTAACGATACCCACCTGATATCCTCTATCTGCCCGTATTGAGCCGGAGAATATTTCTTTATCCTCATATAAGGACAGGATACGAAAGATTCACGTGTCATAAAATGAGGCGTCATACCAGCCACCTCATCGTTACGAATATTACACTCATCCTGAATACGGCTGGTATCGTAACTTGAAACCAACTCCGGATATTCAAGCATATACTTATCCATACCAAATGACATGAACAATGAATGCTCACGATCGAGGTTGTTTATGATAATAGGCTTACCGCCTACGGTCTCCCCTTGCGAAGAGATATCTGTTACCGGATATAACCCGCTCTTGATATATTTAGCCGTTGACAATCCACGTGGCTCCGACGCCCCTATTTTTTGGTAAAATAAATTATAATGAGCGACAGAAGTATAATAATAAGCATAGTTCCGTCTAGGTCCCCTATCTATCAATGCCGTTAACCACTGATACCTGTACTTGCCTATATCCACCACGGACTGGGCTGTGGCCTTGGCGATACCCGTAGCCAGACGGATAGCCGTCAGCGCTATGCCGACAGGGTTGGCTAAAAAGAACACGCCTCCACCGACATATTGCTGTGAAGCTGACTGATATGTATACTCAGCTATAGCGGATATTAAATTAGCCATAGCCTCCACCGTAGCCAATGACGTTGCCATACTATAAGCCTTACTTCCTAATATCGTCCATTTAGGGTGATCCTCCACCTCTCTGAATATACCAGAGGATTTACCTAATTGATAACCATCAACAAGGCACTCAGTGGGAGCGTCAGGCTTGTTGAAGGCAATATCAGGGCTTAAGAATGAATACCAGATATTACCCTTCCTATTAAACGGATGCGTTATAAAATTCTCACGATTAATATCCTTATAGATATACATATCATCAGACAAATCGTTGTAAGGATAATTAGGATAAAGGTTAGCCGATCCGTCGGGATCATCGTACTTAAACATATCATAAGCCAGACCTGTACCAATAACACTCTTATCCAAGGCCCTATCTCCACGATATAGCTCGTATCCGATTATAGAGTCACGTCTAGCCTTATCTATAAGACCATTCTCTACCGCTATATCCAGAAACTCATTAACGATATCGTCATCAAGCATCACCCCCATAGGATAAATATAGGAGTCAACTCCATATTGACCGGTCAGTTGAGACGGATTACCCATAAAAGGAGCGACAGAGTTATCCGGGAACTTGTAATGACGTATAGGTTTCTGACAAAATGTGGTTGACGTATTGGGGTACTCAGCGTTATCCCCATTACCAGTGAAGTAAGACTTACCCTCAACGGATTTAGGAGACCCATAGTATTTCGTCAAAGAATCTATTATATCCTTCCTCTTCGATCCTCCCGACGATATCCCGATCTTACTTGAATCATACAACTCAAAATTAGCCGGATACTTATTGATAGATTCCCAATAACCAAAATCACCATACTGATAAGGTCTAGGAGCACAATCAGCGGGTTTATCTCCACATGAGATGCATTTCGCCTCATATGTGACAAATCTCCTTAATTTCAGTTCTTTCGTAAAGAAGAATACGTATTTCACCTCCAGTGGCCGAATGCCAAAACAGAACGGGGCAGGGAAAATGGCGGTGCCGGCCGTATAGAATCCTGCAAGTTCCTTCATGTCCTGCCTCATGGCGAAACCGGTGAAGAACACACATACCGCTGGCTCAATACAAACATATATCTTATGGAAAGTAGTCTTGTCATCATTCCAGAACAAGTACTTTGGCATCATAAATATCTTATGATCCACGTAATTCACTATAACACCTTTCTTGGCATCATTAGCCAAAGGATTAGGAGCCACGGTACCTTCCTTATCCGAGAAAAATGTTATACGAACCTTGTTGTATGATGATGAGTCACCGATCGGATAATTATAGTTACCCATCATCTCTATATACATAATACCGTTATCAGGATCGGATAAATCGCTTACGTATTTTTCGTAATCCAACTCCACCCATCTGGCGTATGAGGATACATGTGGATAGAACTTGAAATAAGTCAAGTTGCTTCTACCGAACCAATTGGTCTTGGCGTCAATATCATTCTGCACAGACACACGATCTTCCCAATCAGTAGATATGCCGGTATTGAACTTAGAGTTATCACCATCACCAAAAAGACACATGGCGTTCTCAATACCAAACTGACTCTCATATTGAGGGAAGTACTTTTTCATTGAATCCATCAATATATCAAGCATAGTCTCGGTATGCTTCTTGCCTTCCCACCCATCGCCTTGGAATAAGAACGTACATTTACCCAATGACCTACCTCCTTGGAACGTGGGTAGTTGAACATCATTAATAGTAGGATTCACGTAAGGATCACCTACCGAACACCCATTAGTACATATACCCTCATCATATAACTGCCGGACATTAGACATATCCTGACACAAGACCAAGGCGGAAGAATCTATATCAGACGGGAATTTGTCCTCATCCTGACCATCCAGCCATTCTTGAACCAGATCTATGATATTCTTACCTCCACTGGAGTAATTATCGAAATCACACAATACAGAAAATTTCCTTTGTGACTCGGCGTTACTTTGTATTAAGGTGGTAGGCTCTGTCTCCGTATAATCACTAGCCAACTTATATGTAAAATCAATCCTAGAATCCACCAAAGAGTTTTTATCCAATATAGTCCTGGTCTCTATCCTCTCGATATCATCACATCCACTAGGGAAATCGGGAGCCTTTATACCGTCTTGATCCTCTGGCAATGATATAGCCGCGCATAACTCGTCAGTAATACCTACATTAGATTCTATGATATCACACAAGTTCTCTATATTATCAGCGATATAATCAATAGCATCATCTACCGTAACATCTTCCCCCATCGTGTTGATAACGAATTGAGTCTCTCCTACTGTGGCATATTCCTGCTCTACATATCTGAGTTGCTTGACATCTAGCTGATTCTTGCATTCTCCTCCAAAACCATCAAATCCCCAAGACGGGTCGTTTATGATCTTTGCCGTATTCTTAAACTGCCAAAGATGACGGCGGCTGTTCCCTGCGCACTGCGGGTTGTTCTCCAGCACCGACGCAGCCGACAGGTCGTCAGAGTTACCGTCCTCATCAACGATAACCTCCATCTCCTCCCTTGTGGCCGGACGAGGGATAAGCGGGAATCTAGCTGTCCTGTATCCCGTATTGGTAAAGAATCTTATACCCAACGGATATACCTCGTCACGCATGAAAGAGGCGTATTTAGAGCAAGCCACACCGTCTTTATACAAATTCTCCGTGGCTATAGATGTCTGCCATTTAACGAAATGACCCAAGAAGTTAACGACCGGTTGAAGATTCCATTCATTCTCCACGGTCAAGCCGTATTGAAGAAGACGATTCCCGACAGACGTCATGCCTCTGGCTGTCTTATATACCGGTATTTCCTTGGATAACTTCTCCATGGTCGTACGCTCGCTATACTGATCCGTAAGGTAATAGATGGTCCTTTCCGTTATCGGATGTATACCTTCTATGAAATACTCAAGAACCGGGCTTTGCTCGCCATTATATCCAACGGTGTTCTGTATAACACCTACCTTATAATGAGATACCTGCTTATCTATATTGGATACAGTAAGCCGGATACCCATGTTGGTTGATTTGCCCCATAAGCCATCACGAATGACTATATCCTGACGATCGAATATCATGATAGGGTTGGTCAATGAGCAATATCCGGTCTTCTCTATCCCGAACTCATCGCACAACGCCACGCAGAACTGGTAGGTCCCGGCACGCAGGCTTCCCCCGAACTCCACGACCTCAGGCTCCACGCACGGGGCCGTCAGCAGCGGGAATACCAGTAGCTTCTCGCAAGCCAGCCTACACCTCTCTATTGGCTTGTCATCCCCACATGTCTTATACCCATGGTAATGATACCAAAAGTCACCATCATCATCCGGATTAAGAGCCTTATCGACCATAACATATCGCTGGGGATTATATCCATCGGTCCAGTATATCACCTTCCCACATTTCTCATCCTTGATCTCTATATCGAAAATCGGGTGATGAATGGAGAAGTTAAGACAAGGGTCATCGGTCCCATCCTCTATCAACACCTCCATCAAATCACATATCTCATCGAAACGACCATCCGACTCCTCAAGTCTCTCGCCAAGGATACGATGAATATCTTTCCCTGATCCTGCTAATTGATCCTCTACGGTCTTGACATAATCCAATGACCTCATGAACGTGATCTTAGAGGTATTGTTATCAGGATTCACGAGAAAGAAATAAGTATTATCACCAGCTATATCATTCTTATACCCAATAACCTTATAGCCATCGAATCGCTTGCATAAAAGGGTGCTAGGCTCGTTCTGAATCTTAATCTGACTCCCATCGTCACCCTCTATGGTAGCGTTCAAGGCGAAACTGTACTCAGACGGGGATAGGTCCTGTGGATGCTTATCCCTGTTCATCCCGGAATCGGGAACCGCTATGTTAGAGTTATTTTGCACGATCTTATCTTTTTCGCAAATATAATAAATCCGCCAGATAATCACTTATGTGGCGGATTCTAACAAACCGTACGTATTATGCAAAACATTCAAATCTCACAAAAATAGAAAATCCTTCTGACTCTCACAAGCCAGAAGGAAAATCTAAACACTTTGCAACGTTTACCTCTAATGAAAATACAAAAACATAATAATTATGGATTTTTTCCCATGTAGCTTGATTGCTTATCGGCGTCCTCTACGGATATGTAGAAGAACCCGTTAGTCACGTATCTCTCATTGACATCCACAAAATCGGTAGATCCTTTGTTTATTCCTCTCTTCGATCCCTCGTCGCACACGGCCACCAGACTATTGAAATCATTGGAATAACCAACGACAACGCCATGTATGTCACGATTCCGAGGATCGAATACGTATCTCATCTTACATCTATCTTGACATACTCTCATGCCTAAAGACAATGAGATTCTCGGATACCAACGCAAGAAACCCCGATATTACTATCGCTGGAATTACTCTTGCTCTCCAATTCGGAAATGCCCTTCCGAAGTATATTCCTAGCCGCTAATACATCCCTGTCATTAATTGACCTACATTCAGGACAAATCCATTTACGGTCTTTCAACGACAATAACTTATTGACATATCCACATTCACATGTTTTGGAAGAAGGATACCATTTATCGATCTTATGTACTATTACTCCATATTTCAAAGATATATACATAAGCTTATCAATAAAAGAAGAATGACAAAGATCAGATATCTTCTTACCCCAAATGCGTCTCATGGCTTCAATGTTTAGATCCTCAATGAAAATATAATCATATCTCTTACACAACTCATGAGCTAACTTCCATTGAAAATCAGATCTAAGATTATTGATTTTCCTATACACTTGTTGTAACTCGAATAATCTTCTACCTCTGTTATTTGATCTCTTCTTGGCGTTTGAAACACGATTACTGCACTTTTTAATCTTATCCTGATACCTTTTGAAGAACAAAGGAGAGACAATCTCACTACCATCGCTTTTAGTTAAATAAGTTTTAAGCCCAAAATCCAATCCGACAGATGCACCATCATGTGTCTTTCTATAGGAGTTTGTAGGATTATGATCTGTAACGATAATCAAACTAAATCGATGACAGGTTTCCCTAATTATTCTTATTTGTTTAATATTGCCTTCATAATGTCTACTGTATGAAAATTTAAAACGCTTCTTCCCTTTATTAATCGTAAAAATATTTCCATTTAACATAAACCCTCCTTGTTTAAAGACAAAAGAATTAAACCTGTTAAATCTTTTAAACTTTGGAGGTCTTTTCGATCTCTTTTAAAAAAAACGGCTATAAGACTCATCAAGCCTTTCGAGTATCTCCTGTACTGTTTGCGAATGAAGAAGATTTCTTTTTATCCTTTTAGCGAAATGCTTTTGCATCCTACCTATAGATATATATTTCCCAAACATCCGGTAATAATGTTTCTGTAAGGAGAGGGCATGATTCCATACAAAACAACATTCACCAAGCATTTTATTAAGATACTTGGTTTTCTTAGATCTGTATATATTATATTTGTATGAAATCATTTTATTATATTTGCCTCAAAGTTAAACAAATAAATTCATCCACGATCTAAATCAACGTGGTTTTGTTGGTTAAAATATTAACAATCAGATTCCATAGGACTTTTGTTTATCCTGTCCCCTAACCCTATCCCTGTAGCCAAAGCGAGAACACTTCTTGATGTATCGCTCATAGTAGTATCTTTTACCGGCACCTTAGGCATAGAAACGCCTTCCATGACAAAATCCAATGCCTTATCTAAAAGCTCGTCGAAATCATCATCCCGAACATAATCCTTGAACACCTCCAATATATACAACCGGACATGGAGTTCGTTATTGACATCATTTAATGCGATCATAATGCTAGTTTTCGGCAAAGCTAGATTATTTCCACGCAATAAAAGATCAAACATGTCATAAGTAAAGGACTAAAAAACAAAAAAACTCCCCCATCCTCACGGACGAGAGAGCTGATAGATATTTGTATTATGAAAAAGAATAATTACTCACCTATTCTTACAATACAGTCACGAGATTCCTTATTATAAATCATCGTGCCCACCTTAGAATACGAGGTTCTTATATCCTGCCAATTATCCTCTCCGTGGGCGGATACATTGGTGGGGGCATCACCGGTATAAACCTCCTCGCCTCCGATATTGACAAAATCATATCCACGTTTCTCCATAGAACCGCCCTTATATGCCGTGAACCTGATAGTGACATTACCTTTCTCACGACCACCATACCAGTTACCGTATATACTACACCTGATCTCAAGAGGTAATTTATCGTAATTATCGCCATCCAACAACGGTCCCATCTGAATCAAGGCGGCCTCATTACCTGATTCCATGTTATCACCACCGTGGATAAGATAATCACCTACCCGCTCCTGCGTGGTCTGGTTTTGTTTACTCCAACCAACCAGCTTGCCGTCCACGTCTGGGAGACCAGTGTTGTCGAAACCGGTTGCCGTGTCGAAGTCAATGCCGTCCTCGTCATCCCAGATATACCTAAGCACAAGGAAATCGAACTCAGGGATGATCACCACCGGAACCGACTCCTGCCTACACACGAACGTCTTCTCCTCCTTGGTGCCTTCTTTTATAACCTTGTACGTAGCCTGACGTATCTCTCCAGTCTCATTGATATCAGCGGTAACCCTAACCTCAGCAGGGCCGGTACCACTTGTCTTATCTAAATGTATCCAATCAGCCATATCATCGTATTTTGTTAAATAAGTTTAATATACTTATCAAAAGCGTTGGGCCACATACGCTCATGAGACAGCATCCTTCTCCTATTATCCTCAGCCAGTTCCCGATAATCATTTAACGTGATCATCGACATCTTAAGCTCCTTCATAGCCCTAGCGAACTTACCCGGCTCTTGTTGGGCGTATAGCTTATAAGCTTCACCAGCGCCTTGTATCAAGCCATTCACGGCAGCGTTCTCGAAGATCTTCATCTTGATATACGTCTCGACATAATCCTCAAGATAACCTAAATCCGTCTCAGGTATATATGGTAGACCATCCTCATCCTTAGGAGTAGCTCTGTATACGATATAAATAAATCCGTCAAAGCCGGTATACATAGTATTGCCGGATATAGTTATATCATAATTATCCCAAGCGTATTTATCCCGATACTTATCAGCAGCGCAATCACGCCTCAATCCACGACCTATAGATAACCTTACTGGATGATGGTAATGGAAACGAACCTCATGGGATCCGATATAAATCTTCTCCGTGATCGTCTTCTCAAACTCTTCCTTACAACACTCGGTGCAGGAGTTCCAACGAAACCCGCGCTCCGTGCGCTCAACCCAGCCGATCTCGTGTTGGAGGTCAGCCTTAGCCTTATCGCCGCCCGGAATCTCACAGACAAGAGGCTCACACCTGTAAGCGTCAAGCATGTCGAAGAAATCGGATGGTAATACCGCCTGCTTGTTACTGGTCTTGATAACCGCCTCTGACATGACAGCTATAACACCGCCGAACCTTTTTAATGCGATCTCAGCCCATCTATAAACAGACGAGGTATCTATAGCCCCGCTATCATCGTATTTATGTAAATCGGCCTTGATCTCGGCCAATAACCCCCTTATCGTCATAACAAACTCTTTTGTACAAAGATAGACAATAGTATATATCAAGCAAAAGATCCAGTCTATTCTCTCGAACTAACTGGATCGTGTCATAGAAACAAACCTTATAGTTTGTACACCCATTTAACTCCAAATACCTTACTTTCCGATTCAACTTCCCTGTACAAGAACTTATATCTCCTTCCAGACTCCATAGCCATCCTACACTCCTTGTTTAATGCTGGAGAGATATATAAATGAAAATACTTATTCCTGGGCATAAAATCCATACACGTATGGACGTAAGAATATCCACCTGTCCCACGCCTGTTTATAGTCCCGGTAAGTTTATTCAGATATATCTTACGGTTGGGATTAATCTTATGACATAAATAACCAATGTTGTTTATATAAACCCCACCCTCATTATCAAGATACTTATCACGTATGACCTTCCAGATCAACGACTGACATTCGAGAATATCATTCTTGTCCACGATCGTATGCTTCCTCCTCTTTCCATTCTTAGACATAATAGACCTGTAGAACCGAAGAAAGTATTGATCAAGTATTTTAAACGACTTTGTTTTCATATCACAAATATAATAATTTCATCCTTATTCAAGAAATATTTGACAAGTTTTGGTGTAAGTGTAACGGTGATAAGGCCACACTTACCGCCGCGGCACAGGCTGACGCACAGAGACTAGCGCAGGAAAAAGCCAACGCTATGGAATGCGATTGCCCCAAAACATGGAGCGCTAGTGTAACGACGTCTAGCGGAAGCGGGAAGACGATAAATTACACCATACAATATAATAATCCATGTGGATCGGAAAAGACGTCTAGGATGACTATAGGATACAAAAAAACGAATGGTCAATGGGAGTATGAGACAAGAATAGTCCCTATTCCTTCCGGATCAGGAACTTTTTCTGATTCTACAACAACCAACTACGGGATATCATCTGGAGCTTATGCTTATTATGAGGATGGTCAAGGAAGTGGATCTTGTTGACAATAAAAAAGGAGAGGCTTATATAGTCTCTCCTTTTTGTTACGATTAGATGAATCTAAGATCTTTCCTCCTAGTATGATTCAATATCCTACTAATATGTCTGGTACTTAATCCCGTTCTTTCCTTTATCTTATCATAGATATAACCCTTGGATACGTAAGCCGACATATCTCCCGGATCTTTTATAATCTTGTCATACATATCGTGCACCTCATTATATCTTATGATAGAGCTGTCTCTCATCCCTCTTTCGCCTATACCGTCAACTATGGCGTCATTGAAACCAAAGAAATTGATTATTGATCTTATTAGATTCATGTTATTGAATTTTTTGTGTTTTCTTATTAATATCCATATCCGGGTTCTCATCCGTATGGATCTGCAATTTGGTTACAGTTTCCCTTAATGTTTCGGAAACCACATATTCAAGAAGTTTGTCTGGGCATATGAAATCATAATCCCATTGAGATGTACATGGCTTATCTTTTTCAGCTCCACATCCCCCTAGCTCTAACGCCGCTTTTCTGTCGAGAGTTATAAGATCAACATTTATAGCCTCTATGTTAATATCTGGTATATAGATATATCCATCATTGACATAATAATAGTATTGATCTATATTCCCGTATTTACGTTCCTTGTTGTTAGCGTATTTTCTTAACGATATGGAGGTAAATATAATATCATCCATGATGTTTGATACTTTGATGATAGCAGGTCCTATACGGGTATATATCATATCGGGCAATCTTTTCTTGGATCTCATAAGTATCCTGCACAATTTAAACTCATCAAAACAACAATCAATCTTTCGGACTCTCTCCATCTCCATGCAATTGATATGAGTGTATAACGATTCCTCGCCGAACAAAGTACCGTCAGCGTATTTCTGGGCTATATAAGACCTTGCTTTTTGTCTGCCTATGGACAATATCCATCTTCTACTGACATGAGCGTCCTTATTGATGGAGTTCATATCATTTATGATTCTAGATACAAATTCTGAATTTTTCATGCATGAAATACTAAGGAGGGGATATACCCCTCCGGTTATTACTTCTTTTTCTTAACCTTGCCTCCACATTTCAGTTGAGGTTTCTTTTTCTCGGAGACCTTGCCTCCATTAGCCATTTTCTTTTTCTTACTGCAAGCCATAACACTATATTTTAATATTACTGTTACAATATTAGCTATTTAAATTGATAATAAAATAAATAATACTAATGAAGCTCCAATTTACCGCCGCGGCACAGGCTGACGCACAGAGACTAGCGCAGGAAAAAGCCAACGCTATGGAATGCGATTGCCCGGAGCCGGAATGTACTAGAAGGGTTTCAGCTTACATAACAGAGACATACACGTCTCCACCAGGAGTCAAGTACGAGGTTCAGGATAGCAGCAGTAATTGTAGCGGAAGTGAATGTAACTCAAAACAAGCTACTGTCACATTTAGTTGCTCTAACGGGGATTACCATACCCAGAGAGTTAACTTAACTTGTAATGGTAGTTTTAGCTCTACCGAGTTTTTCTCCGCCGATTGTCCACCTGGATCTATAACAATATCAGCTTCTTATTAAAGAGGCATAATAAAAAAAAGGAGAGGTTAATTAGCCTCTCCTTTTTATTATATATCAGACTCTTAACATTGACCACCAGCTCTTCCACTTATATTGATAGAATTACATGGATATCCACGATCAAAAGATATCGTGGCCTTTTTAGTGCCTGATCCAGTAGGTATAGTTACTGTCGTACTCCCGATAGTAGTCCCTGAGCTTGAGGCTGTTACCTCCAAACTCTTCTGCGTAGTACATTCATTACTATACGTAATCTCGACCTCTACTCTTAGCGCTGAAGTGCCAGAAGGAGCGCCATTGCAAGGATCACCATCGACATAAGCATTGGCTGACCAGTTTTTAGTTGGCGGGCAATCGCATTCCATAGCGTTGGCATTTTCCTGCGCTAGTCTCTGTGCGTCAGCCTGTGCCGCGGCGGTAAGTGCGGCCTTATCACCGTTACACTTACACCAAGCGCCATTGTTTCCGCCAGAAACCCAGTAAGCGGAAGCCTTCGGAGCCGTACATCCTGACGGACAACCTTGCTTGGTAGCAGTAGCCTCTACATAATCATTACATACTCTTCCACTGCAACCCGCATCCGCTAATGCCTGAGCTTGAGATCTAAGACTCTCTATCTTATCGCTAGCCTGAGCGTTGGCAGAAGACGTGCTAGAAGCGCATATAGATCCAGAAGGTACACCCGGATAAGAGATCGTTTCTCCACAAGGTCTATCAGATGGACAATTCCTACTAGTAGCAGATCCCCCTTGGAAACCGATCGTATTACAGCAAGCAGATCCATAGCTTAGATATTCCTCTCTTCCACAATCATTTCTGTATAAAGCTACACTTTCGCCAGATCTACACTCAGCCTCTCCTATTCTACTCCAAGAATTAGGATCACAACAGCTATCACAAGAACCACCTGAACATCCACAATCGCAAGACTCATGCAACCTGTTCTCAGTCTCGTCAGAGTGACATCCAGTGCTATCAGTCCTTCTATATCTAGCCCAAACATCACCACCTGAGCAATAGTTTCCGCCATCATAGCTCCAACCACTCCAATTAGGAGGAGTATCCTCGCAATCTCCGTTCTTATTAGCGTAAGCTTGAGCGGCGGTTCTGGTAGCCGAATTGCTTCTGAAAGCCTCCTGAACCTTATTATTGGCATCAGCCTGAGAGACCGTTGATGTTATAGGATCTAATCCTAACGAGCTATAAGGAACTGATATAGCCACACCCTGTTTACAAGAGCCGCAATTATCCTTGTAGAAAGTAGCGCTTCCAGTACCGGTCCATACACAAGTGCCATGCTGGTTAGCGTAATCTTGTCCTTTCTGATCTAGGATCTGCTCTGCCTTGCTTCTGGCATCCGCCAAAGAAACCTTGCTGGTGATAGCCGTGCCGCCGTTGGCTTGTGTGGAGGTCACCGTTATCCTCTGGCCTACCCCGCCTTCGGCGCAGTTGTTCTTATAGAAGTCACGGCTTGCCACGTAAGTCCATGTACATCCTCCGTTCTTATTGGCGTAAGCCTGACCCTCAGCTCCACGAACGGCATTCTCAGCTTTCTTATTGGCGTCAGCCAAAGATATGTTGGAGGTGTACGGGTGTCCCGGAAGCTTGCTGCTGCTTACGGATACCATGTCTCCTACGCCGCCATCAGCGCAATTGTTCTTCTGGACCTGACCGGTATAGCTTCCTGTCCACGTACAAGTACCCTTCGAGTTAGCCACGCTCTGTCCCTGAGCCGTAACAGCCGCCAATGCCTTGGCGTTAGCGTCAGCCTGAGATACACATGATTTGAACTTACCATCAGAGCTAGGAGCCGGATCCGTAACATCATTCTGAGTCACGGTAACAGAGCTTCCAACCCCACCATCCGCACATTGACGAGTGAAGGCCTTAGATGCCGTACCAAACCAGAAGCATGTCTTATTACCGCCAGCTATATACCGCTCTTGATTCTCAGGATCAGTGTAGCAGGTATTGGTATTACGTTGATGTAATTTAGAGATACAATCCTTACATACGGTCTCGATAGTCTCCCAAACCGGTTGCTCATCCTTAGTATGACACGTGTCATCATAATTCTTATTAACGAACGCCTGACCCATCCTATCGATGTAGGCCTTAGCCAAAGCGTCAGCCTCCTCTTGTGAACGGGTAGAGGTGAAGAACTGACCCATAAGATCCGGGGTTACGGTAATAGGATCAGCATACTGGCAAGTAGGACACTTAGGAGTGAACTCCTTGCTATAATTGCCGACATATATCTTCAACTCATCACAAGTACCACGATCGTTGGCTATGGCCTGACCTTGTGCCTTGACAGCGGCCTTGGCAAGCTCATCAGCGGCGAACTGGCTCTCGTATGAGTAGAATGGACCTCCGGTTACATCAGCCTCAGTAACGGTAACTGAAGACGGGATAAGACCGGACGGACAGTTATTCTTCTCGAACGCCTCGCTATAATGACCGGTATATTTAGGAGCCTCATGACAAGTACCACGCTCATCGGCGATCTTCTGACCTTGGTTCATGACAGCGGCCATAGCCACCAAGTTAGCCTCATCCTGCGATACGCAAGACTGGAACGGATGACCATCGACCATATCCTGTGTCACGGTGAACGGATCTCCTATCTGATTAGCTCCACAATTGCTCTTAGTGAACTCGAAGCTAGCCCTACCGGTATACATAGTAGCGTTAGAGCAAGTACCCTTGGTATTAGCCAAAGCCTGCCCTTGAGCTTGTACGGCGGTCATAGCCATAGCGTCAGCGGCGGTCTGTGAGTCGTTGGACTGGAATGGGTGTCCTTCTACCATATCTTGGGTGATCGTCACCTTAGATCCGATCTTGCACTCACCACAGTTGTTTCTCGTGAACTCCAAGGAAGCACGGCCGGTATACGTACAAAGGGCGTGGATATTGGCAAGAGCCTGTCCTTGGGCGTCAACGGCAGCCTTAGCCTTGCTGTTGGCATCCTCTTGAGACACGGTGGAAGTAAATGGATAACCATCAACCATCCTATCGTTTACCGTATAAGTTCCACCAGTACCAGTACCACAATTGTTACGGGTAAACGTACGTGTATAAGTACCGGTATATACAGGAACCTTCTCACACTTACCTTTCACGTTAGCCACATCCTGACCTTGTGCCTCAACAGCGGCCTTAGCCTTGTTGTTAGCATCCTCCTGAGACACGGTAGACCTAAAGTCTCCGGTAACCATCGTCTCGTCTACAACAACCTTAGTACCATACTGGGTCTCGTCACAATTGTTACGGGTAAATTCCTTACTGTATTTACCATGATATACGGTCTTCTCCTTACACTCACCTTCAAGGTTAGCCTGTTGTTGGGCGTTAGCCTCAAGATCGGCCTTGGCCTTATTGTCGGCGTCCTCCTGCGAGATAATAGAGAAGTACTTACCGGCGGCTACAACATAAGTATAAGGTTGACCGATATGGAACTCATCACAATTATTTCTCGTGACTGTCTTCTCCATCCTAACGTTATAGTAGACGTTAGTCTGACAATCGCCACGCTCATTGGTGATAGCCTGACCTTGCGCCTCGACAGCGTCCTGAGCCAGCTTGTTGGCGGCATCCTGCGATACCGTAGAAGTGAACGGATATCCAGAACACATCTTCTCGTCCACGGTGAAGTCAACAGGAGTAGAGCCCTCAGGACAGCTGGTTCTCTGGAATACCTTAGAATATGATCCAGTAAATACCGGTATCTTCTCACAATTACCCTTGATATTAGCTATATCCTGACCCTGAGCCTCTACAGCGGCTTGGGCTAACTTATTAGCCTCCTCCTGAGAGACGATAGACCTGAAGTCGCCTTCTACCATAGTCTCGTTAACAACAACCTCCGTTCCGTATTGAGTGGAGTCGCAGTTGTTACGGGTAAAGGTCTTGCTAAACTTACCATAGTAGATGTTCTCCTTAGGCTTACACTCACCTTCCAGATTAGCTTGTTGTTGACCATTCTTTTCAATATCCTCAAGAGCCTTCCTATTGGCATCCTCCTGAGAGATAGAGGATACGTACTTGCCCTCAGGAATGATATAAACATATTCCTGACCATCACTGAACTTATCGCAATTATTACGTATAAACGTCTTTCTCTGCTCCTCGTTATACCAGATATCGGTTATACACTCGCCATGCTCGTTGGCGTATCTCTGACCGTTCAATGCTATATCCTCCATAGCCTTGGCGTCTGCGTCCTCCTGCGAGATAAACGACTTGTAAGTCCTTTCCTCGACCGTATACAACACCACCGATCCATGCTGGTTGGCCAGACAGTCGTCCTTGGTGAACGGCTGAACCATCTTGATATTATAATAAACGGGTTTGGCGTCTTGGGCTATCATATACTCCTTGACAATATTACCGTCCTTTGACGTTATACGGAACTTAGCCGTACAAATCTGACCGGTGTAATTAGCCTTATATACGATATTAAGCTTATTGTCGCCTACCCCATGGCTCTTGTCGTTAATGGCAAAGCAATTACCCTCAACGCAATTCTTATCTATTTCCCTTGCCATGTCAATCCTCCTCTATTCTCCATGAAACATTATCTCCGGCCTCTACCCTCACGATCTGGGTATCACCATCCTTATTAAGCGTCAACCTTTGCGGATCCACGTTAAAGGGTGGTTCCGGTTCCGGCTCCTCGCTGCCATCGCCACAAGTGCAACATACCAGTTCAATATCATACTCGGTATTGGACTTGATATCGATAACGACCTGACCGTTCTCACTAGTCACGTTATCAAAGTCATGATCAAGTATAATATAAGGTATATCATTAGGCTGTTGATTGATATTAACAACCTTGCCATTCAAGACAAACATCTCATGATGCTCCTCGTTATCCATGTTCTTAGGCATGGCTATAACGAAGCTAGCGTCATACAGGTCAGTGGCTCCCGGATCCTCAGGATCGGCGTACACCACGTATCTGCTATCCTCGTCAGGTATCTTAACGGATAGCCCGTTGACGTTCATAGACACCATATAGCATTTACTTACCGAACCACCAAGAGTAAGGCAGGAGGCCTTGACCGAGGCGGAGTTAAGCTTGGCGTTGATGACCGCCGTCCCGCCCTCCATGTCGAACATGATATTGGCCGGATCCACGCTTACCCGCTCCATGCCCTTCTGGGTTATGGTAGCGAGCTTCGTAACCTTGCCTTTCTCGACCGCTACGTAAGTCTCCCTAGGCAACCTACCCATCCATCCCGGCTCTACCTTGATCGCCACCTTGTCGGGACCGGTACCGGAAATCTTGTCGTAGGACACCCATGAGGAGCCTTGCTCGATCTTAGCAAGAATATCTTTTAAATTATTCATATCATTCCGCTTGAGTTATAGTCCATTTATCACTCTTACCTACGATAATCTCCAGAATCTGCTCGCCGCCCTCAGGAGGATACTCGAAGTTAGTAGGCTTAATCTCAAACACGCTGGCGCCACCACAACCAAGATCACAGATCATATCCGGCAACCATCCCTCCTCGAAAAAACGCTCTATAAGCTCCCTGACGGCCTCTGAAAAAGAATCAAGCTCCAACCTATCTGCTGGGACAGACCCTTTCTTAAGTGTCTCACCACATACCCAACCGTCACACTCGGAAGCCAAGACCGTATCATACACTCTCTTAGCCATAGCATGAAGTATTTAAAATATTACTATTCAATGTAGTATATACGATATTAACATCAGCGAACTCATCGCCCATGCAATACCTTTTCTTGAACTTAACGGATCTACCAGAAACGACATATCCGTCATTAGGGACGATAGTACCACAATAGGTAACGCTGAGCACGTTCAACGGCTCGTATCTTAACCTGACAGCCTGAACGCCCTTGAACGAGTCACGCTGGATGGACGCCGTGGCGCCAGATACGGCAACCAGCTTCCTTACCAGAGACTCGATTACGTTATTCATGCCATCTCCGTTCCTGATATCTGCCTCAGGAAACGACTGACCATCATATATGATCTGGGAACTGTAGATACTACATTCGTTCCCCGGTCTATATTCCGGCTTACATGGATTACAATTTCTCATATTATCAAATTAATTTATTGATCATTCTTCTTAACTCGGATATCTCCGCATCTCTATCCCGTATAGCCTTTATCATAGCGTTAAGGACATCAGACATATCGCAATTAGGGGACAATCCCAGCGACTCCACACGAACCTTATCACCGGGGTAAATACAATCGGTACTCATGTACGTAGAGCACGGTACTTTCGTGTCGTCTACAGTAGGTCTGTATTGTTTTTTGTTGCAACCGTTCATCACCAAACCTCCTCTTCGGTTCCGCTATCCTCGCCGCTACCACCGGCGTTGACAAGCTCGTTTATAATTTTCTTCAAATCCAGAACCTCACGATGGTATAAATCTATCTGCTTATCCCTAGCCGCTATAATACGCCTCAATGAGTCTATAACGACAGATATATCAGTACCTTTCTCTATACCGTCCACCACCAACTCATCACCTGAGTATAAGACGCATTTATCATATAAAACTATAGGACATCCATAGCCAACACAAGGCTCGTCCTGACAATCCCGATCGCAAGGATCACAAGGATCCTCGGGGCATTTGTTAAGAAACCTATCTATCTTAACGCCATGACAACACTCTTCGGGACGTTCCCTTGAATGATCATGGCAACAACCATTTGTACTACACATATTAATAATGTTATTGTTTTCAACAAAGATACAGATTTGATTTAATAACAAGATAACACACTCCATTAAACAATATAGGGAATACGACATTCGTATCCCCTATATCTGCGAATTATAACAACGAAATAAAATCAAGACTTCAATTTAAGAACAGGATTACCCCATCTTTCTTTCCATTGCCTTCCCAAATCATTTATAACACCATTGTAATCTTTTATATATCCAGCCTTAATAGCATAAGATATATTCCTTTCTATTGATACTATCATATCCAATTCTTCAAAAGAAGCTCTATTCCTTATTCCTTCCTCATGCACGCCAAACACGACGAAATTTATACCCTTGGCTATCCTTGATAACAACTCCTTTAAATTACTTTTATCACTTATAAGTGAAGATACACTACTGCACATCTCTATATAAGCATCACCAGCGGCATTTCTTGTCCCTACAACATTATCAACAAACCACATTACAACATCAGCGCAAACCTCAGGACTCATCTCCATGGCTACCACGAGAAAAAGATATGGATTCATATACCACATTTGACCATCCCCCTTACCTTTTCGACATGCTAATCCCATTTTATTTAAATCGCTAAGATTTAGAGCCTTATTTTGTAGGCTGATATTTATCCGCTTACATAAATCCCTGTTTTCCAGCCTACTAATTATCTCCCTGCATTTTTCCTGAAACCCATCATACTTAATGATATCATTAAGCTTCTTGGGAGACAGCCCCTTTTTAAGCCTATCATCAGACAAAACCTTCATAGCTAAAGTGATATTAACAAAACCATTATCACTAAGCGCCGGTATGACAACGCCCATCAATTTCCTGTCGGAAGACTTGATTTCAACTCTACTTTTCATAACTTTGAACAATATTTTAAATTAAACATAATACCTATCGGTTCGAGATGAATAGATAGGTATGCAAATATAAAATATATTCAATATACAAACAAGTGTATTACAATATATAAACTTATTATATCTGATATTTTTACAAAAAAAATGGAGGAGATATGCAATCCCCTCCAAACACTAATCTATAAATTATGGAAAAACAAAAAAAGGCATTATCACCAATAACACTGATCTTCTTGATCGATATTATCAATCCATTTCTCGCACTCAAGATTAAGATCAGCATGTTCCTGTCCCTCTACCATCAAAACCTCACGGGCTTTGGCGTTGGCATCCTCTACTGATATCCATGATCTAAACCTATTGGCTTTGATAGAATAATATACCCTACCTGATTTATATCCAAACGGGCATACCTTCTCAAACCAATCACCGATCGTAGTATTATAGAATACAGGGGAGCAACTACCTTCGGAGTTAGCCTTCTCCTGTCCTTCTTTCATGAACTTCCTATAAGCTAACGTATCAGCATCAATCTGGGATATATCGGATATGACGGCTCCGGCTGGCAATTCATACACAATACCTTCTTTACCTGATGTCCCGGTCTCACAATCGTTCTTGTAAAACAAGCCACGAAGAGGCTGTGAGGCCCAGTCCTCGCAGCAAGCCCCGACGGAGTTGACCTCCCCCTGCCCGATCCGTCCCAGCTCCGCCCTAGCCTTATCATTGGCGTCTTTCTTGGATACGTAAGAGACGAACCTGCCTTCCTCTATACATACCTGTTCTTTGGATCCCTTACCACTTACGCAATTGTTCTTAATAAACTCATCGCATACCTGATCATTATACCATACGGACGGTATTATGTCGGCATATGTGTTGGCGTAGTCCTGACCGTTGGCTTTAATATCATCCTCAGCCTTGCTGTCAGCCTCCTCCTGCGTATCGCCAAAATAGACGTTGGCAGGGACCCGGTAGTCAACAGAACCGCCCACGTACCCGGCAGGCGGGTTGTTTTTGGTGAACGTCCTAACTATTTCTTTATTACCGTATACCATTGTGATTCACTTTGTCACAAAGATACAATTTAAAATCAAATTACAAAGGAAGAGCCTTTTTGCTTCTCAAAACCTTATACAGATAATCCCTTAACTGCTCTTCTGTGGTTATATATCCAAATTCAATCATCTTAGCTATATCAATCTCCAACTCCATCAACTCCTTAGCCTTGACCTCCTCGCCAACAGAATTTCTTATCATAGTCTCATGAAGACCATAAACTATTATATTCAAAGATCTAGCTAAATCCTGTATTTTATCTTTAAACCTTGATGAATCCACGATTTTAGACAAAGCGGAAGACATTCTCCTATAAGCATCACCAGCCTTATCTCTGTAATCTATAAGTTGATCATGTACAAACTTCAAAACCTGAACCTCAAATCTAGGATTTATCCACATGGCGAATTTTATAAATAACAAAGGATGCATCCATATCTTATCAGGTGTCTTGCCATGTTTTGTAACTCTACCTTTTACTTTTACAAATAACTGATTATCACCATTGTCCATTTTTGGACTATGGCTTTCATCATCCTTTAGAGCTTCTAAAAATTCTATGGTTTTAGGACTATCTATAAATACAGAAAACTTTCTTCTTATGTTATCGGGATTATCATTCCATTGCTTAAGTAAACTGTTGGCATCAAAATAACCATCACTAGTTCTTTGAAAAACGTTAAAATCACCCATTTTTCTTGTCAAAACATTTACCGTCTTCATTTTTTAATCTAATTTTGAAGTTAATAATTAATTACTTTATGTCCGCTCCCTCGTGAGAGTCGGCGGACATACAAAAATAGCCAATCGGGATGATAAACACAAATCGATTGGCTATTTTTAATATCCCAAAATCAGGACATTAATCACCCATTGCAAATCTTATCCTCTAAAGCATAAAGAACTTTCGCTACGGTCTTATCGCCACTTACCTTCACGCAAGACTCACCAAGATCCCGGACATCTATAGCCTCCCTGATACGGGTAAGCTCTTCGTATATCTCCTCTATCACGTCAGAGATCATAACGCACTCATCAGAGTCCTTATACTTTGACCACTCCGGAAGATCGCCCTCGTAAGGTACGCAAGTGGACGGAGTTATATGTGAACAGCTATATTTTTTCATGCCAGTAACTTATTAACACGTTCCTTTAACGATCTTACCTCATCCGGGCATAACCCGCAATCATTATCGCATAATGACCTTTGCAGACGAATTATCTTGCCCCAATAAGATACATCGGGCTTGTCCCCGATCCTGTACCTATGATATCTCATATATCTACTCCACTGACAAGATAACCATTCGTCTACGACCCTACATAGATCTGATCTATCAAGGCTTGATATACTTTGCGCGCCCATCGAGTATCTCCTTTCTCATTTCCTGTACCTCCTCATCAGGCGGGCATCCATATGGCAGGTTCTTGATCCATTCACGGATCTTCTTCTGCATGTTGAGATAGACGATACCCACGTCACCTATGGTACGGGTCTGTTTGTATATGCTCACCACGTCACGCTCCATTGTCTTCAACGGATCGAGCATGACCATACAACCGGCGGTGCTTCTAGAAGCATATTCCCTATCGCTAACAACGGTAGAAGAAGGACGATTCATCATACTTCTCTCAATCCTTTCTCTCTCGGCCTTTAACGCCTTTTCCTTACAAGTATTACAACCCATAATTATATCTTTAAAATTCAACAATCCACGCAATTAGTAGCCATCTCAAGAAGCTCTCCTACACGATCAATGATCTCATGAGCCGCCTCTATATTATCCAGCCTGACGTTAGCCTCAGCCACGACCATAAGTGTTTCCATCTCCTGTATCTTATTTATAAGATCCTTATCCTTGTCCTCGCATAAGATATCAGTCTTAATCCATAGCCGATCAAGACGTCTGCGTATAAGATCCGTCTTAAGATACTTGCGACTGAAGTTGTAAGTAGAAGGGCTACCTATGATCTTGATATCATATATACCATCAGGTAGATCAAGGTACTTGACATTACAATCATCGTAATTAAAGCAATTGAGGCCTAATGTTAGGCTAGTAAAGGTATTGACCTGATTCTTGCCAAGGAACAACGTAGCGGGGTCGGACATGCCCGGCGTAGTGATCTCGATGATCGCCTTCCTGTCCTCCAGCAGCCCCCACTCGGACTCATCCAATACCTGAAGCACCTTAGGATCACGTGTCTCTAGCACCTGAAATGACAGCCGAATGTCATTCATATTAACCTTCTTATCGTACCGGCATAAGCTATCGTCATAACGAGCTTGCATATCAAGATCCGGGACATCGGTATAATATGTTTTGACCTCATGACCGTTGATAAACACCGATGTTATCTGACAAACATGAGACCTAGCGACATCGAAAAACACCATCCTTACATTACCCTCATAATCAACGCCAGATGTCGGGTATGTCAATATCTGGGTATTATACTCACCATCGTTACGTCTAGCCACGACAGTAATAACGATAGGTTTCTCTATATCGTAATCATCCATGATAATCCTAGCGGCGAACTTATCATGAATTATCTTCGGTATGATATTTATCTGATTCATCTTTACTACTTTTAAGCAAAGATACAAAATAGGGTCATACCAATACAATAAACCTACTTTTAGATAAACCCTAAGGCATTCACTATATCATCACGATCACCGATAAAACCTTTATCAATCATCATAGAAAGCAAATCAGTAAGAGTAAAAAAACCATAATCGTCAACATACGGTCTACTTAACAAAACAAACAATATAGATATTATGCGATTGTCTTCCTTGGCAATATCAAATAGCTTCAACATGTCATCTGACATATAATTTCCTACATTTAAACTTACCATGTCGGACAATGGCAGATAATCAATATTCCCATCACCACTATGAATAAGATTGCTACAATAACTCAATATAGGATCAACGCTATCATCATAATCATCAGAATCGCAATTGACATAATCGACAATTAAACGCATCACCTTATCTTTCAAATAGAGAGAAGAGCATTTAATAGCCAAATCCTTAACATCCCCACCATCATATTCCCCAAGAAGCTCTATCATCATAAATATATCCACCCATATCATAGACAGTCGTTCGTCAACAACATACATGAATGTGCCAGAATCCATCAAATCTTTAACTATATCTTCAGATTCATCTAAAGAATCAAATAATGATGATACTTTAAAAAGTTGCTTCTTATCATCAAACACCGTATAAAAGTCATGTGATTTTATATTAACCATAATATTAGAAATTAAAATTGTTATACAAATACTGCGATTCAATATAATCGTCAAGGAACGGTGTGCTATTATCAGGAATCCACACCTCATCAGACAACGCGGCCATACCAAACTCATCAACTATCTCATCTCCAGACACATAATCATAAGCCTTGACGCCAAATATCTTAATCCTTTTAACCTTGCCAAAAGCGGACTTGACTTCCTTTATCTTCCTATCCAACTTCCTCACCCCATCGACGAACTCAGAGAAAGTGACACCACGCTCATCTAAATAGCTCTTTATAGCCCTCTCTATGGTCTTGATGCTGACATTACCAAAGCCCTTCTTCCTGACCTTGTTCTGAACCTTTTCCTTAAAAGAAATGCTCACCCCGTTGTTCTTGGAGGACACAAAATCCTTAAGGTCACGTTTCCTGATCGAATCCATGGAGTCATAAACAACACGTTTGATATCCTCGGCACGCTTCCTATTGCACTCATGGGCTTTATAGGTAGGATTATTTATATTTCGTTCATCCTCTAGCTTATGATGCTTAGGAGGGCAATTGTCCCAATAATAATACCTCGCATTGTTGCTATGCACAAAAAGATCAGGATGCTCCTTCTTCGCCTTCCTCACCATAGCATAATAACCGTGGACAACAGCCACGTTAACATAACTGATCAAAAGCCACCTAACTAACTTTATCTGATAAGCAAGATTATCACCACCAAGACGATGGTGCTTAATATAGTAACTAACTACCTCATTCACAAAGTAATAGAACCACTTGATGTTGTATTGGATCCCCAGCGCCCTAAACCTTATAGGGTCAAGGCATATGATAAGAATGCCTATCAGCGTCTCCGATATCGGCTTCTCCAGTATCTCTGACTTGGATGATGATTGACGCTTTATCCTAGGGTTATCGCAACAAGGATTAGCATTGTCATTAAGCAAATAAGGTAGGATGACCTTGCCGGAATCCCTCCTCAAAGCTCTATTTTCTTCTGACATCCTCTTTTTTTCAGAGAAAGATACGAATTGGTCGAATATTAATGTTAAATTTGCCATATATTATTTTTTTTATATAGTACAAAGATACTAAAAACTTTGTCATTTCAAAATGAGTGCTTGTGAAAGTACTCATTTTTTTTTGTTTATGATCACGGCTTTTTACGGCGATCGCTATGGTCGAAATCCAACTTGGACATTGCGTAGGGAGACTATCGTAGGGATAGTTAAGAAAAGAGATGCATTTATTTATCCACCTTCTTTTATAAACACAGTTGTCTATTTTGTGACATGTGACATAGGAAACTTTCGCCCCTTAAGAAGGGAGTCTCATTATAAAGATTTTCTTTATTTATTTCATAAGTTGATTGATTAAAAAGAGTTAGCTAACGCTTTGTTATTATCTAAAGTATATAACTTAATTACATTAACATGAAAATATGTAGTAGATTGAAAAATCAAGATCTCAACAATAACTTATATCAATAATTTAGTTTAGTGAATTTTTGACATATAGTTATGTTATCGACGGATCTTTGATCGACAAGATACTACCTACATCAGACGTTAATACATTGATATGCTTACTTCTTTCCAACGCTTAAGCGTAATACGCCAAGGAGAAAAAGGAGGTGGGCTACGAGTCGCTCCGCTCCTGGCCGGCCGTGTGGGGATACCTCCTGCCCTGCCTCACGGAGCCGCCACATTTCCTTTTGGTGTCAATAAGTGTAGACCTTGAAAAGACATTCCCTCAAACAGTATACTAGATAAGGGATTCTCTTTAAGGGATATTCTAGTTGAGTAAAAATTTGGTCAAAGAGGTTGTTTGGTCAAAGACAAAATTATATATTCGCGATACGGTCGGTTGGATGAGTTGGTTTAGTCGGTGGTCTGCAAAACCATACACCTCGGTTCGAATCCGGGACTGACCTCGCATTTGCAATCCTTTCTGGGGTGATAACCCACAGGTGTATAAGGCGCCTTGTACACCTGTTATTTTATCAATCCTAATCTTTTCAATAATACGAACAATACAACTAGTATACCTAAGATCGAGATAAAGATAATAGCTGTAGGCCACTTTGACTCATCCTTATCATCCACATCCTTAGATTTGATATCTATCTTATTATCCATATTCTTTATATCATTCCTCGTCTTATCAATACCAAGGGAGTCGGCTGTCACGGTGCTATCACGCCGGCCGATGACGATATGAGCGTCCGTCTGGGAGGACACGGGTCGCTCCCCAGTGGATGGATCCACCTCCTTCGTAGTATCGAATTTCCTCTCAGTTATGACAATATCAGCATTAAGATCAGATGTCCTGATCTCTACGATCTTCCGGTCCATGACCTCATCTATCATCGTCTCTATCCTGCTGATCAACCGGCTATCAATAGACGTTTCGCTAACCTGCCTCCTGCTTCCGCAAGAGGACAGGAATAGCGACAGACCTAAACAAACAATCGCCCTAAGACTTATCCTTAATCTCATCATCGGCAATTCTCCTTATATCGTCAAACGTCTCATCAGGTATGTTCTTGGAGAAGCTAAACATCTTGAACACGTTTATTCTCTTGAACACAGCCTTGAATACCTTCACCAAATAAGCGTCAGAGAAAGCATCCCCTATCGTATTCAAGAAAAGCATCACATATCCAACAAGGGCTATATACACCCCATATTTGGTAACGGTAAGTATCATGCTAGCCTCCTCCTCGATCGGGTATAACGTCTTATATATAACACATAATGTCATTACTATAAAACAGGACAAAGCGAACTCCTTAAGAATATCAGTAAACCTGACCTCCCTAAGCCATCTCTTAAAACTAAACCGTCTTCTACGGCTTCGTCGGAGCTTCCAGCCCCTTACGCTTTGCGCTAACCTAGCCAAGAAATTCGCTATTAATACTATAAGTAATACGGTCAATAAATGGTGTACTGGCTGGAAATAAGCCCAACAAGAGGCACCATACGCAAGCGCAATATTCCACAAAGCCCCCACTCGCTCTATCATGTCTTTGTCTTTCATTTTATACCCTATACGCAAAGTTAACTACTATACCATTAAGTACCTAAAACACCACGGCATGCATACCGTTCCTAGTATCAAGGCTATCAAAATGCAACCAACCCACCTTCCCTTCAAGCCGGAAAGGATATGGTAACATATCTTGATGATCCAAGATCAAGCCTCTAGCCTGTTCCGCCGTCATCGACTTGACATCGAAATCCCCAGCCTTACCCAACACATGAGCGGATAGATAAACATCTTTCTTATCCTTAACTATCTGGCAGATGTTGCATCTAAGACCACGTTGGGAAAACTGCCCCTGCTTGTCCCAATTATTACAATACATAGGCTGTTTAATTATATCCCTCCGTAATATAAGAAGATTATGGAGAAACGCTGTATCAAGAAACTGCCACGATCTGTCCTTCCACTTATTGTATGTATGAGGACACACCAATTCCACTATATCAAAATACGAACCTAATTCTTTTATAATATCATTCCTATCCATATCATCCATTTTTAAAATAATGTAAAATAACAATACCACGATAACCTGATCCTCCTCGACCGCTCGTAGCCCCACTACTAGAAGCTTTAGAGGCTCCTCCTCCACCACCTCCATAATAAGTGGCATTACCTCCATTTTTGCCATTAATAATAACACCCTCAATATCCTCGACTCCAGCTCCATCACCTCCCCCCGTGATTTCCGCCTTTCCCTCCGGATAAAAAGCCCATATTCCATCCTCTTGTATAAGCTCCCGATCCACCACCAGCGCCCATAGGATAAGGATATCGGTCAGGATATTTGTTGTTAAAAACATATGATCCATCTTGCCCTGGATTTCCCGGGGAAGGATCATGACCATCCCCTTCAACTCCATATCCGCCTCTTCCACCTTTACCGGCAATAGCCTGATATATACCGAATATACTATCACCACCTATATCTCCTACAACCACCCTATATGTAACACATGGATTTACGGATATAGTCCCAGTTAGTACACCACCTCCGTTACCGCCACTCCCGGCATTATATATATCGGAATATCCTCCATTAAGACCTCCGGCGACCAACGCGAACTCAACCTCATATACCCCATCAGGAACCGCCCAATATCCATTATCCTGAGGAGATAATTCCTCGAATACCTCTATTATCTTCCTTTTGGGTAACATTCTTCTTCTCATCATAAGGCAAATAGGATTTTACCCCCCCCCAATTTAGTTTTAAAATATTGATATTCATAATATTATTCTGGTTTAATCGTCCATCTCTGGGCGTAGTTATTTTTTAGCACATATATCTTCTCCATAGGTGTAGCGGGAGACCCGTTGGACGAGCCTTTCACGAATCCCTCGGGAGCCTGCTCCGTGCCGGAAGGACGCTGGTTTTCGGTTGGATAAGTAGCATTATACATGCTTACCGAAAGACTATAGAACTGGTTCCTCTTCCCATCCTTAGCCACGGATGTCATAGTAATCTGATCCCATCCTACAACAAGGTCGTAGAAAGAGTTCACGAAATCATCTGATCTTTTTTGGCTATGAGTGGATCCATTCACGTCAAACCATGTAATAGCCCTCATCTCATATATATAATCCG